TAGACAACGAGACAACTCTTGTCAACACTTTTGCTTCACCAGACTCAGCAAACACGATAGATTGGCATTCTGCATCTTACTTCCTACGCTACTCAGGTTCACTCCAAGTCGTACGAGAAACAGATAGCAATGCTTTAAATGCTCGCTCAACAACAGGGCAACTCGCAACAGATTCTGACGGTGGTCTAGGCACTCCCGTCGTTAAAAACGAAACTGATTTCTTAGGTCAGCAAGCAGCGCTGGCAGCGGCAAGTCACACTTTCGTAGCAAAATATCCTGGGAAACTAGGTAATGGTATTAAAGTTTCTGTATGTCCACCAGACGCAGTTGCGTTTGCGGCATGGACATATAAGAACGAATTTGATGCTGTCCCAGGAACATCAACTTTCGCCAACGATGCTGGTGCATCAAATGATGAAATTCACATGGTTGTTGTGGATTCTGACGGTGAGTTTACAGGTACACGTGGTACAGTTCTTGAAAGATATCCTTTCATGTCTGTTGGTACTAATGCTAAAAACACCGATGGAACAACTAACTATGCCCTTGATGTGGTTAATGCTCGTTCAGACTATGTCTGGATGGTAGGTTTTGATTCAAACCACTCAACAGCAGGTGCAGGAACAAGTATCGCTAATGGTGCCGACTTTGATCCTAGCTCACTAACAACTGCAACTGATTTCACCTTCGGTAAAGGTGATAATTCAGGTGCTCTTGGTACATCAGAATTCCTATCAGGTTATGACCTATTCGAAGATAAAGATATCGTAGAAGTGGACTTCTTGATTGCACCAGGAATGGCAACTACTGAACTTCAAGCAACTGTGGTCAACGATTTGATCACCACTGCACAATCACTTCGTAAAGATTGTGTTGTTGTTGCATCACCTGCAAGGGACGATGTTGTAAATCTAACAAATACTGCTACAATGACAAGTAATATTGTTGGTACAGCAGATATGTTTACAAGCTCATCATACCTTGTAGCAGATGGTAACTATCTGAAGATCTATGATAAGTTCAATGATCAGTATATCAATATTCCTGCGGCATCATCTACAGCAGGTATCATGGCAGCAACCGATTTAAATCGTGCTCCATGGTTCTCTCCTGCAGGTTCACGTCGTGGTCAATATCTTGGTATTACTGCAATATCATATTCACCAACAAAATCACAGCGTGATACGCTGTATAAAGCAGGGGTGAATCCAATCGCTAATATTCCTGGTCAGGGTGTGTTACTGTTTGGTGATAAAACTAAACTTGGTCGTCCGTCAGCATTTGATCGTATCAACGTTCGTCGCCTATTCTTGGTGCTGGAACGTGCGATTGGTCGTGCTGCTGAACAAGTTATGTTCGAATTCAACGATGAGTTTACTCGGGCAGAGTTTGTCAACATTGTAGAACCAGTCCTTCGTGAAGTAAGGGGTCGTCGTGGTATTACCGATTTCCGTGTAGTATGTGACGAAACCAATAACACTCCTGCGGTCGTTGATCGTAACGAGTTTATTGCAAATATCTTCATTAAGCCTGCTCGGTCGATTAACTACGTCACATTGAACTTTGTGGCAGTTAGAACTGGTGTTGACTTCGAAGAAGTCGTAGGCACGGTGTAGGGAGATAAAAAATGGCAATTCTCGGAGTAGATGATTTTAAAGCAAAACTAAGAGGTGGCGGTGCTCGTCCTAACCTCTTTCAGGTAACTATCAACTATCCTGGTTATGCAAATGGAGATGCAGAACTTACATCATTTATGGTGTCTGCTGCTTCTTTGCCTTCTTCAGCGATGGGTGAAATTGTTGTACCATTCCGTGGTCGTCAGTTAAAGATGGCAGGGGATCGTACGTTTGATCAGTGGACAACTACCATTGTCAACGATACTGATTTCGCAGTACGGAATGCACTTGAAAGATGGATGAACGGTATCAATGCTCATAGCGCAAATACTGGTCTTGAAGCACCAATTGCGTATGAAGCAGACCTTAAAGTAGAACAACTCGATCGTTCTGGTGTAGTTCTTAAGACCTATACCTTCCGTGGGGCATATCCAGCAAATATTTCAGAAATTGCGCTGGACTTCTCTTCAAACGATGCGATTGAGAACTTCACTTGCACATGGTCGTATCAGTATTATGAGTCTGATACAACGACCTAAATAAAACTATGAAAGGGAGACTGGGGAAACCCAGTCTCTCCCCTTACTAATTTGAAGGAATTGAAATGGCAGAAGAATCAGGATCATCAGAAGGTTTGAATCTCTTTGGTTTTCAAATAACCAGAGCGAAGAAGAAAGAAACCGAAAAAGCACGTCCTTCTATTGTACCACCTCGTGATGACGAAGGTGGAAGTTATGCTACTGCCAGTGGTTCGCATTATGGGCAGTATTTAAATCTAGACGGCAATGATTCTAAAGACAACTATCAATTGATTATGAAATATCGTGGTAATGCAATGCACCCAGAAGTGGATGCAGCAATTGAAGATATTGTCAATGAATCTATTAGTTCAAGCGAACTAAAACAAAACCTAGATTTAAACATGGATGCAATAGAAGCACCGGAAAGAATTAAAAAATTAATTAAAGAAGAATTTGATGGTATCTATGGTATGTTAAACTTCAAGGAATTGGGGCATGATATCTTCCGTCGTTGGTATATTGACGGTAGATTATTCCACCACCTTGTTGTAGATGAAGATAACCCTAAAAACGGTATCCAAGAAATCAGACCTATTGACTCTGCAAAAATGCGTAAAGTTAAGAAGGTCAAGTATAAAAAAGACCCAATCACTGGAGCAAAGATTGTAGAAAAAACAGATGAGTTTTTCGTTTATCAAGAAAAACCAGGACAGTCTACTTCTGGTGTTAAAATGACTGCTGATTCTGTTTCATATGTGACATCTGGTTTATTAACAGAAGATCGTACAAAAATCGTTTCACATATGCACAAGGCACTAAAACCTATCAACCAGTTGCGTATGATGGAAGATGCTTTGGTTATCTACCGTTTATCTCGCGCACCAGAACGTCGTATCTTTTATATTGATGTTGGCAACTTGCCTCGTGGTAAGTCTGAACAGTATATGAAAGATATCATGGCAAAGTATCGTAACAAACTTGTTTACGATGCGCAGACTGGTGAGATTCGTGACGATCGTAAACATCAATCAATGTTAGAAGACTTTTGGTTGCCTCGTCGTGAAGGTGGTCGTGGTACTGAAATCACTACACTTCCTGGCGGTGAAAACTTAGGACAGATTGATGATATCGTATATTTTCAAAAGAGAATGTATCGTTCATTGAATGTTCCGATTAGTAGATTAGAACCAGATGCAGCAGCAGGTATTCTTGGTCGTTCAACAGAAATTAATCGTGACGAATTAAAGTTCCAGAAGTTTATTGACAGAATTCGTACTCGATTTGCACATCTATTTTATGGTATTTTGAAAAAACAACTTATCCTGAAAGGTATTCTTACCGAAGAAGATTGGGATATGTTTAAAAATGATATCACCCTTGACTATGTGAAGGATAATCATTTTGCAGAACTTCGTGATGCTGAAATGCTACAAAATAGGTTGGCAACATTAGATCAAGCAGCAAACTATGCTGGAGAATATTATTCTAAAGCATGGATAATGAAAAACGTTCTTATGCTAACTGATGAAGAAATTGAACAAATGAAAGAAGAGATGGAACAAGAAGAAGGTGGTGACGATGATGATGGGGGATTCCCTAATGATGATCAGTCAGAGTCAGAACCTGAACAAGATTTTCCATCAGATGAACCACAAGATGATGAAGAACCTCAAGGAGATGAATGATGAGTGAACTAGCAAGAGCATTGGTGCAGCAAGCACTAGATCAAGACTTTACAACTGCCAATAAAACATTTGATGATATGATGGGCAGTAAACTGAGTGATGCTCTAGATCAAGAAAAAGTTAAAATCGCAAATTCTGTGTATAACGGTATCCAATCAGAGGAGGATGATCATGATGAAGATGACCTCTTGGGGGATGAGGATGGTGATCAACTCGAGCTTGACCTTGATCCAGAGGACAGCGATGAAGAGACCACGTCTGAAACGGAGGAAGATGCTGATGCCGATGTGGAAGAAGAATTAGAACTCGATGATGAAGAGTAATAAACTTATAAATAAAGGTAATTAAATGAAATCGTTCGCGCAAATCCGAGAATTATCCGGAAGAAAACCTTCTGGTAAACAGGTTGTCAATAAGAAGGTTGGCAAAATTAAAATCGAGGTCTATAAAGAACCTAAAGGGTTTGTTGCTTATGTTGATGGCGATAGACTTGATCTCTATAAGACTGAAAAGGAAGCTGTAAAGGCATCCGAAGAGTTTATAAAGGTATATGGCAAATGAAACTTATATCAGAATTTGTTGAACAAGATCTGCAGTTTGTCACTGAAGCAGACGAAAAAGGCAATAAGAAATATGCTATCGAAGGTGTATTTGCACAAGCGGACGTAAAAAACAGAAATGGACGTGTATATCCAATGCAAACAATGCAAAAGGCATTGGGTAAATATGTCAATGAACAAGTTTCTAAAGGTCGGGCAGTCGGTGAATTGAATCACCCAGCAGGTCCGACGGTAAATTTAGATAAAGTTTCTCACAAGATCGAAACTCTTAAATTTGAGGGTAAAGATGTTGTGGGTAAGGCGACTATATTGGACACACCAATGGGTAATATCGTAAAAGGTTTGCTTGATGGCGGTGTTGGTCTAGGCGTCTCGACTCGTGGTATGGGAAGTTTGAAGAACAATAATGGCGTGATGGAAGTTCAAGGTGATTTCATGTTGAACGCTATCGACATTGTTCAGGATCCATCTGCACCCTCAGC